TTCCCATTCTTTTGTCTGGGATTCTTGTTTTAATTTCTGTTCGTTTTCTGTAAGGTTACTATCTTTTTCAGCTGCTTCATCTAGTCTTTTCTCTATGTTTTCTAAAGGTGTAGGTTTTTGTAAGTAATTAAGACCTTGTGCTAACAGAAAAAAGAAACCACCTATTAATATAATACCAGCAATTGCTCTAAGGAATGTGTTCATACTTTTATTTATAAGGCCAAAAAAAAGGGCGCCGAAGCGCCCCTTTTCGTATTTCATTAATCGTTAAACAACGATCAACCAATATTACATTATGTTAGCAACTTGTACTCTTTGGTAGTATCTATTACTGTTTGCTGAACCAGCATTGTTAACAGCAGTAGCAGCACCTGATTGAGCACCTGTTTCTGCAAATGGGTTCGCAACTAAACCGTATCTAGTTTTGAAACCAATTTTTGGTTGGAAAGTATCTTGTCCAACTGCTCTTACCATTTGTAATGGCACATAAGGGCAGTAGAAAATACCAGCGTCATAAGGTGATGTACCTTTGTAACCGACAACATAGTATTGTTTCGCAGCTGAGTTAGCTGAGTATGGATCAATATATACTTTGTATCTTCCGTTTAGAGTACCAGCAAAAGTATTACCAGTATCGTCAACAGATAGATTGTTGTTTAATGCAGGAGTGTAATCTAAAACACCAGCCATTTGTAAAGCACTAGCAACATCAGCTGAACAGATAATCATATTACCTTTTCCTCTTCTTGTTCTTTGTGCAATTCTATTAGCATCTCTCTCTAATTGGAACATTAGTCCTTTGAATCTCTCAACTGACCATCTTCCGTTTGAGTCTGTGTCTAAATCAAAAACACCAGCTGTTGTTGTATTAACAGCGGCACCTTTTTCTGCATTGATGTAAATTGTTCTAACAACTTCTCTATTGATTTCCGCAAGGATCTCAGCAGATAGGATGTTTGCCAATTCTGTTTCAGCGTCTAAACCGTGGATTGCTTTTAAGTCTTGAGCAAGTTCCATAGTGTATTCAGCTTTAAGAGCTCTACTTCTAGCAGTTACCGTAGATTTCTCAATTGAGAAAGCCATTTCAGCAAACTGATTTCCAGAAGCGTCACCAAGTGCTTCAGCAGCACCAGTTGTCATACCTTGACCTCTACTGTAATCTGTTGATCCAGCATTTGCGTCATTAAGAACACTCGGGTTAGTTCCAGAGTGGTCTGAAGGCGTAGCAGTTCCAGAAGAATCTCCAGCAGCATTTCTGCTTGAGAAGTCTGTATCTGCTTCATCAAATAAAGCTTCGTTTCCTGTTTGTGAAGTGTATCTACTTCTCATTGCAAAGATAAGTCCAGTTGGACCAGTCATAGGTTGTACACCTGCGATATCGTATGCGATAAGATTTGGCATTGCTCTTCTAACTAGTGAAATTAGGATTGGATCCCAATTTGCTACTGAAGAACCAGTAGAGTTTGTAGGCGCTGCTTCGTTTATAAAACCAGCGTCTTCTTTCATAGCTCTTTCTTGGTTTTCCAAGATAGTAGCTGTAACGGCTCGTCTGTAAGAATCACTAACTTTTGGTAAGTCAGGGTGTTCTAGGACAGGCTGCCATTTTTTTTCGTATTGTTCTGATAAATACATTTGTTTTTATCTCCCTATTAGTTAGACAACTTAATGTCTTTTGTTTTACTTATAGCGGCACTATAAGCAGCCATTGCATTAGTTAAATCCTGAGGTTGCTCAGCATTCGACTCTGCCGCCACATCATCTATCTCACTAGTTGATTCTTTTTTCCCAAAGTAACTCTCTTTAATAGTTGCTACTTTAGTTTTAAAATCTTCTTCGTTTGAATATTCAACTTCTTCGGCAAGTTTATTGAATTTTTCTTTTTGAGTATCAGCTAACTCTTTAGACGCCTCATCAATGATGTTTTGTCTTTTGTGTTCGCCATTCTCTTTAGATAATTCAACATTCTTTTCAATTGATTCGTTAAGTTTTTTGTTTAACTCGTCAATTTTAGAAGATTGATCTTCTAATACATTGTATTTTTCGTCTGGAACATCAATATAATGGTCTTCAAATAATTTTTTTAGACCACTAATAAAGTCCTCAGCGATTTCACCTTTGATTCCTCTTTCTAAGGCAAGTTCGTTTTCTTTCATCCACTCTTCCACTACGTAAGCAAGGTAAGAGTCAACTTTTTCAACTAACTCATCTTTAGATTTAGAAGTTTCTTCGGTTAATTTCTTGTCGTAATCTGCCTGTATATCTTCAGCGATTTCTTTTACTTTAGATTTAATCGCAGCTTCAAATACTGTAGCAGCTTTTTGTTTAAATTCTTCAGATAATGAATCATCTCCAGCGACAAGAGCATCAACGTGTTCTTTAACATCAATGTCTTTTTCTTTTTCTTCTTTTACCTTCTCGTCTTTTTTCTCAGCTTCAGGTTCTTCAGTCTTCATATCTTTTGAAGCCTTCATATAACCTTCTTCTTTTACCTTGTCATCTTCTTTTGACTCTTTTTTAGCGTCATCTTTTTTGTCAAGGTATTTTTTTAGACCAGCTGGCATTTCGCCTTCTTTGATTTCTTTATCTTCCGAATCTTTGTCAGTTTCTTTAGCGCCTTCTTTTTTCAAAGTAGGCATTGGATCAGGTGCGCCCTCAGATTTTTGAGGTGCTTGTCCAGAAACTTCTTTAACTTTCTTTGTTGCGTCAGGATTGCTGTCTGTTGGTTTAACAACAGCTGCGCCTAAATCTTCAGCATCATTTTTTAATGGTGAAGGCTCAGCAGCAACAGCATTCTTTTTAGGAGCGTCTGGAGCCGTAGCTTCCATAACTTCTTTTACTGTATCCGCAACGGTTTTTTCGTTTTCGGCCATTGAAATCTCCTCTTTAATAGTTAAAACTAGTTTTAATTAATTAATTGTTAATATTTATAAAACTAGAGATTTTTAAGAAAGTTTGTAAAGACTTTGACTTTAGCCTCTGCTAAAGCGTGTCTTTTCGCACCTTCTATTTCTCGTTTCCAAGCTTCAATATTCTTTTCTACGAGTACTCCGTTGTTCCATACCCACTCTTTACTCTCCATAATACCTTCTACGAAAGCGTCTGGAGCGCTGGGGTCTGCAACTATGTCGGCAGCAGTTGCTAAATAAAAGTCATCTTTTACATAGTTAGCACCACCTCTTTGTTCTAACGAACCCATACCTCTACTAGATACACCCAATTGAGCGCCTTCGTCAATAAGACCTTTTACAATCTTACCGTAAGGTGTGTTCATTATCTTTGCTTCACCGACAAAATTAGCACCCTCTGGAGCGAGTTTTGTAATCATATGACTAACTCTTTCCAGGTTTACTGTTGGTCCGTCAGGATGTCCTAACTCACCAAATGCTCGTTTCTTGTTGATAAATTCTGCATTATATCTCATTACTTCCTTATTCAATATGTCTTTTGCATAGACACGCCCATTTCTATTTTTTATGTCGGATTGTAAGAAGATACCTCTAATTTTATAATCTTTTTTACCGTTAGTTTCTTCAACTAGGTATTCTGCGTTTGAAATTTCTTCGGATATTAGTTTCATATTTCTCTCTCTCGTATATTTATAAGTTTTTTTATCTAAACTCTACTAAAATCGTATAATTATCCCCTACTACAAAGTCCCTTGTAGAGAGTAAAACATCACCTGTTGGTGTAGTTGAATCGTTTGCTATAGAGTTTCCTGCTGTACGCAAGTCCCAATAACCTTGACCGTTCAACAATAATCCAGTTGAATTTGTTTCACCATCCCATACTAACTCTACACTTGCATTAGATTTTGTAGTGTTAACTGACCACCATATTTTTGCGATCTTTCTTTCTCCGTCTTCAGTCATAAAAGTAGTTTCTGAAGCGTCTATTTTTTTAACTAAAGATTCACCAGAACCATCTGATATGTTAGTCATTTTTGCAACATACTTAACTCCAGAAGTGTCTGATATTACTTGTGTTGATACTTTATCTGCCATTTTATTTCCTATTGTGCGTCATAGTAAGTTTTAGAAAGTTCGCCTCGTTCTACTGTTGTGCCTTTCTTTCTACATCTTACATAGGTTTGTTCTACTGTTCCAGTTCCAGGTCTTGTATAACTTCTTATACCACCTGAATATGTTCCAGCGGCGTCTGAATATGTATTAGCCGCTGTAGCAGTATTTTCAAACTGCCATACACTATTTGATCCTGGTACATCTACCCACGCCATATTATTCCTCTATTTGTTCTTTTAGTTCATCATCAAAGTATTCTTCAATGTCGTCTTTGTTAACATTATGAAACTCAGCAACTTTTTCAATTGCATTTTCAAAGTTCATTAATAAGTTTCCATCATTTTTAACTAACTTCATAACATCATTAATCGCCTCTTTTAAAACTGGCGTTAAGTTGTTATATGAATTACTATTAAACGCCTGTTGTGTCTGTATTAACTGGCTGACTTTCTGCATTTGATACCTCTGGTGTTTCTGGTTGTGCTTCTGCTCCTGTAGGTTCAACTTGTCCATCTTGTGTAAAAGTACCT